TCGTCATCCGACGACACGGCGTACAAGTCACGCGCTCGATTGATCCAATGTTCGTCGTCGATTTCCTCGCGCGTCAATGGTTTGTCGGGGTCTAGGCAGGGTATACCGGGTCCGTAGAGCATGGTCAGACCTCCGCCAGCATGCGCGCGCACGCGGCCTCATAAATCTCGCGCCCGTTCTCGCTGAGGGTTTCCACGTCCAGCATGGGCGAGGGTTTGAACTTGCGCGAGAGCTTGCACAGGCGCGCGTATTCGCGTGACCATTGGCCGCCGTGGCAGTGTGACAGGGCCAGATAATAGGCTTCGGCAATGTCGAATCGGTCGAAATACATGGTGCGTGATCCTTTCAGAATGGTGCATCCGGCATGGATGCGTGATCGGGCTTAACCGGGCGCGTAGGGCGCTCGATGGGTGGAGCGAGAGGGTAGTGCAGGGGCGACGCCGGGAACGGCCACACGGGCCGCTTGGGCGTGAGTGCTGGGGGTTCTCGGTGCATTGGGTTGCTGGCGCTCACAGTGTGACCCTTTCGGCCAATGCGTCAGATATGGATCCGTCGCGGTGGAGCGAATCCACAAAGTCGACGAATGCGCAACGGACTGTCGCGCAGTGGAAATTCTGCGGCTTGGTCAGAATCCCGGCCTCACGGGCTTGCTCTGCTAGGTGCGGGTATGCGTCCCAAAATGCCGCGCGGATTTGTTTCTGGTTTGTCATGGTCTAGGCTCCTTCAGTAAACACAAACACCGTTCGAATAGCACGATTCAGGCTTGACGCCTGCCGGTACATCACCGGGACGCAAGATATAAAGCGCTGCGCCGCGCGGGTCGGTTTGAACGTAAGCGCTCAGGTCATCACAATGGGCGTCAAGGGTTGAAGCTGCATCGCCAACGAATCGCCGCTCGTTGACGTCACGCATGATCTTGCGCAAGCGGCGAAGGGCTCCGGTTTCACGGTCCGCGACGGGCGAACGGCGCCCGGAGTCAGTCAGCCAGTACGGCTTGCCCGTGGATTCGTTTCGCTCAATGCAGCCGCCATCGGTGCCGCACTCCAACTCATGCCAGCGGCGAAGGGTGAGAGAGATACGGCGCAATGCTGCGGCTTCATCGGCGGTGAAGCCAAGCGAAAGGATCAGGTATCGCTCCAAATTGAAGCGGCGCAGTGATTCGGCTTTGGTCATGATGGTTCTCCTTCGATGTGGTTGATTAGGCGGTGACGGGTACAAGGTACTGACAGACGATGACGGCGCTCATCATGTCGGTGACGTCACAGCGGGCGAAGTCGAATTCGTCAGCGTCACCACATGACCAGTGACCCGCACCGGGCAAATTAGCGTCGAACAATGCGAGCGTGTTTTGTTCCTCAAGCGAAAGCCCGGTTTCGTCGCCGTTGATAAGTGCGGGCAGGAAGTGAGCGCCGATGGTGTAGGTGTAGGTTTCGAATTGCATGGTGTGGTTCTCCGTTCGATGATGGTGTTGTGGTTTAGATGCCGAGCGCAATGAGCGTGCCGAGCGCAAGCCCGAAAAAGATAGCGAAGAGGTAGGTGAACACTTGACCCGGGTTGCGGTCAGCAAAGCGGCGAATGCGATAGCGAAGGGGAAGGGGCTTGATCATGGTGAGTGCTCCGGGTTAGATGTTGCAAAGGTGATCAGCGTCGACGCCGATGGCGCGAAGGAATGCAGAGAGGGTGTGAACGTGGATGCCCCAGTAGTGCGCACAGTCTGCGCATGCGTCGACGGGGCAGGCTTGGCATTCCGTGCGATTGAAGAGGTAATGGGAGAGGATTCGAGGGTTGATCATGGTGAGTGCTCCGATGATGGGCGGGGATCGCTCCCCGCCCGGGTTGACGTTAGATCTCGCTGTTGTGGACAAGGGCGCCGTTCACGCGGGTGAACTCGTCCATCGCATCAGCATCGTCGATTGCTTGCTCGATTTCACGCTGAGTGCGGGTAGAGCCTGAGCGATGGACGATGGCCATCATGCGCATGAGGGAGCCACGTCCACCGATACGAGCACGGTCAAGGGCTTTGGTTTCTGACTTGGTCATGGTGCGTTTCCTTCGGTGTTGCGGGTCAACCGTTGACCCGATGACGTAATGTAACATGATGCATTGTCCCATTGAAGCATAGGGGTATTGTGCCAATGCGATGGCTGTGGTGCCTGCGACGGTGTGACTGGTGGCGGGTGGGGGGATGCGGGTAAATATGATAGATGGATCAATTCAATTTGGACCCCCGGGTCGCAAAGGCACAGTGTCACAGGTTGCACTAGATCAATTCGATAGACCCCATTGACACGCTAAACCCACTCCAATGGGTCAACCCCTGCCAATGCTGCGCCTGATCCCGCCTGGTTATTGACCCATTGCGCCCTGGATGCGACGAGCTGCGGCCTGGCGGTTGGCCCGGTGGATCAAGGGTGCTGGGGGTACCCCAACGATTGGCGGCGGGGCAGTGACCAAAAACGTAGGACCCGCGCACAATTTTTTCAAATGACAAATCAACCAGTAACCCAGTGAAACAATGCACCATTCCCCGCCAGTGACACTGCGACACATCAACCAAGGCTGCCAACTCGACCAACCATCGTGATACCATCCCGGCATGGAGCAGCAAACCCAGGCCCTCGCTCAGCCGTCTATTCCTGACTGGCTGGCACCTAGTCACAGCGTCGCAATGCAGACGCCACCACTCGACATCAGTCCGGCAGAACATCGTCGAGCCACCCGTGCGCTCCTCGATGCCTCGTTCGCGGCCATGTTCGAGCGTGTGCTGACGGAGATGACCAAGGGGCGCTCGCTCAACGCCATCGTCAGGGACGATCTGCGCGACATCGAGTACGACGCCTTCTGGAGGTGGATCAAGCGTGACCCCCAGCGTTACGAACGCTACAAGGAGGCGAAGGAGCTTCGCACGGAGTGGTGGGCGGGACGCATCGTGGAGATTGCTGAGGCTGAGGACAGCGTCGAGGACGTAGCGCGGTCCAAGCTCAAGATCGACACCTACAAGTGGCTCATGGGCGCCGACAATCGCAAGCAGTACGGCGACATCAAGCAGGTGGAGGTCAACCAGTCGATCAGCATCACCGCAGCACTGGAGCAGGCACGCTCCCGGCTGCTGACGGACGTGACGACGGTGGACATCGACGATGGGGTGGACACACCTCGGATCGAACACAACGACAGCAACGACTGATGGCACAGCAGCCGCGTTACGCGCCCGACGATGAGCAGATGCTCATGTCTCAGTTGTGGTCGCAGACCATCGTCGATGACCCCGAGGCGTTCGTGCTGTTCGCGTTCCCGTGGGGGCAGAAGAACACCCCGCTGGAGCGGTTCAGCGGACCGCGCCGCTGGCAGAGGGACGTGCTCAGGACGATCACCAAGCACATCCGGGAGAACCGGTCACCGGACGCCGTGCTGCAGGCCCTGCGTGCAGCGGTGGCCTCGGGGCGGGGGATCGGGAAGAGTGCACTGGTGTCGTGGCTCATCCTGTGGATGCTCACCACTCGCATCGGATCGACCGTCATCGTCTCGGCGAACAGCGAGAGCCAGTTGCGCAACGTGACCTGGGGCGAGCTGACCAAGTGGGCCACGATGGTCATCAACGCCCACTGGTGGGAGCCGTCGGCGACCAAGCTCGTACCCGCGGCGTGGATGACCACGTTGGTCGAGCGGGACCTCAAGAAGGGCACTCGCTACTGGGGCGCCGAGGGGAAGCTGTGGTCAGAGGAGAACCCAGATGCCTACGCCGGGGTGCACAACCAGGACGGCATGATGGTCATCTTCGACGAGGCGAGCGGCATTCCAGACGGGATCTGGTCAGTGGCCGCGGGCTTCTTCACCGAGCCCATCGTCGACCGGTACTGGCTCGCGTTCAGTAACCCGCGGCGCAACACCGGGTATTTCTACGAGTGCTTCAACGCCAAACGGGACTTCTGGGTCACGCGCAACATCGACGCTCGCACGGTCGAGGGCACCGACAAGGGCGTCTACGAGCAGATCATCGCCGAGTACGGTGAGGATAGCCGCGAGGCGCGCATCGAGGTCTACGGTGAGTTCCCATCGACCGGGGACGACCAGTTCATCAACCTGGCGCTGGTGGACGAGGCGATGCGCCGGCCGCCGCACAAGGACATGAGCGCACCGATCATCATCGGCGTGGACCCGGCCCGGGGCGGGGCCGACTCGACCGTCATCGTCGTGCGCCAGGGGCGGGACATCACGCGGATCCTGCGCTACAAGGGCGACGACACCATGACGGTGGTCGGACACGTCATCGCCGCCATCGAGCAGTACCGGCCGGCCATGACCGTCATCGACGAGGGTGGCCTGGGCTACGGCATCCTTGACAGACTCAACGAGCAGCGTTACAAGGTGCGCGGTGTGAACTTCGGCTGGAAAGCGCTGCGTCCCATCACTTGGGGCAACCGACGCTCGGAGATGTGGGGCGCGGTCAAGGAGTGGCTCAAGACAGCCAGCGTTCCACAGGACAAGCAGTTGCGTGACGACCTTGTAGGCCCGCGAGTCAAGCCCGACTCCTCGGGTAAACTGTTCCTGGAGTCGAAGAAGGAGATGAAGGCCCGAGGACTCGCCTCACCCGACGCGGCCGACGCCATCGCCGTTACCTTTGCGTTCCCGGTCAACACCGACGCGAGTGGCATGTCATACTCTGCAGCCGCACCTTCGTACTATGCCAAGCCGGTTGTAAACTTCTGGGGCACTCAGCAAAGGGCCTGACATGGCACGCATCTCGAACGATCAGCGCCTCTCGACTATCCATCAGGAAGCACTGCGGGAGTTCGACAACATCCAAACCGCGGTTCGTGACGAACGGCTGCAGTGTTTGCAAGACAGACGATTCGCCACTATTTCGGGTGCTACGTGGGAAGGCCCGCTTGGCGATCAGTTTGAGAACAAGCCGCGGTTCGAGGTCAACAAGATCGCCCTGGCCATTACTCGGATCATCAACGAGTATCGCAACAACCGCGTCACGGTGGACTTCATCAGCAAGGACGGCACCGACGCAACAAGCCTAGCCGACACCTGCAACAAACTCTACCGCGCCGACGAGCAGGACAGTACCGCCAACGAGGCGTACGACAACGCCTTCGACGAAGCGATCACGGGCGGGTTTGGCGCCTGGCGTCTGCGCACGGCCTACGAAGACGAGGAAGACGACGAGACCGATCATCAGCGCATCTACATCGAGCCGATCTTCGACGCCGACAGCAGCGTGTTCTTCGACCTCGACGCCAAGCGTCAGGACAAGGCAGACGCCAAGCGATGCTTCGTGCTGACCAGCATGACCCGCGACGCCTACAAGGCTGAGTACGGGGACGATCCGACTACATGGCCCAAGGAGATCCACCAGTACGAGTTTGACTGGTGTACACCAGATGTGGTGTTCGTGGCCGAGTACTACCGCGTCGAGTACAAGCCCGAGACGATCCGCGTCTTCCAGGCCATCGACGGCACCGAGGAGCGGTACAGCGAGTTTGACTTCGAGAACGACCCCGAGTTGGAGGCCACGCTGTCGGCGATTGGCAGCATCGAGGTGCGCCAGAAGAAGGTCAAGCGCAAGAAGGTCCACAAGTACATCATGTCCGGTGGCAAGGTGTTGGATGACGCTGGCTACATCGCCGGCAACTGCATCCCTATCGTGCCGATCTATGGCAAGCGCTGGTTCATCGACAACATCGAGCGTTGCTCAGGTGTGGTGCGCTTCGCCAAGGATGCGCAGCGCCTGAAGAACATGCAGTTGTCCAAGCTCGGCGAGATCAGTGCGCTGTCGAGTGTCGAGAAGCCGATCTTGGTGCCTGAGCAGGTCGCCGGCCACCAGGTGATGTGGGCCGAGGACAACCTGCGCAACTACCCCTATCTGCTGGTGAACCCGATCACGGGCGCAGATGGCAGCCAGCAGGTAGCCGGGCCGGTGGCCTACACCAAGAGTCCTCAGATCCCGCCTGCGATGGCGGCGCTGTTGCAACTGACCGAAGCTGATATTTCGGACATTCTTGGCAACCAGCAGAACGGCGACAAGATCGTCAGCAACATCAGCGGCAAGGCCGTGGAGATGGTGCAGCAACGTCTGGACATGCAGGCGTTTCTGTACATGAGCAACTACAACAAGGGTGTGCAGCGCTGCGGTGAGATCTGGCTATCGATGGCCCGCGAGGTCTACGTGGAGTCCAAGCGTCGCATGAAGGGCGTCGGGCCTCAGAACGAGGTCGAGTCGGTTGAACTGATGCGTCCGACGTTGGATCGCAACGGTGAGTTGGTCATGGAGAACGACCTCTCCCAGGCAAAGTTCGACGTGGTGTCCACTGTCGGCCCATCGTCGAGCAGCCAGCGCTCGGCTACGGTTCGCTCGCTGCTGGGCATGCTGCAACTCACGCAAGATCCGCAGACTCAGCAGGTGCTGCTGGCGATGGCCTTCCAGAACATGGAGGGTGAGGGCATCAGCGACGTTCGCGCCTACTTCCGCAAGCAAATGGTTCAGGCTGGCATCATGCAGCCCACGCCCGAGGAAGCCGAGGAGATGGCCGCTGCTGCTCAGAACGCGCAGCCTGATCCGAACGCTGTGTTTGTCGAGGCTGCTGCTGAAAAGGCAATGGCTGAAGCGGACAAGGCCAGAGCCGATGCGGTGAAGACCGGGGCTGAGACGGCGCTGACGGAAGCCAAGACGCTGGAGACGCTGGCCAAGGTCGG